AGATATCGCGCACTGCCACTGCGAGTCCAAAGCGGCAGATCCGGGTCACGACTGCGAAGGGGTTCTGATGGCTTGGTACTCGAAAATTCGCAGCCTACTCGGTCAGCCACCAGTCCACGAGGCAGCAGGACGTGGCCGACGCTCCTTGGCCTGGATGCCAGGCAACCCAGGGGCAGTCGCGGCGATGTTAGCGACCAATGCTGAACTGCGCGGCAAGAGCCGTGACCTCGTGCGTCGAAACGCCTGGGCGCAGGCCGGTATCGAAGCATTCGTGGCCAACGCGGTCGGAACTGGCATCAAACCGCAGAGCCTGTCTGGCGACGAACGCTTCAAGGCCGAGGTGCAGGCGCTGTGGCGCGACTGGGTCGAAGAAGCCGACGCGGCGGGACAGTCCGACTTCTATGGCCTGCAAGCCTTGGCGTGTCGGGCGATGCTCGAAGGTGGCGAATGCCTGATCCGTCTGCGGCCACGCCGTCCAGAGGATGGCCTGTCGGTGCCATTGCAACTCCAGTTGCTGGAGCCCGAGCACTTGCCGATCAATCTGAACACTGATCTGCCCTCGGGCAACCTCGTGCGCTCGGGCATCGAGTTCGACAGCCTGGGGCGGCGCGTCGCCTACCACCTGTACCGCTCGCACCCCGAGGACGGGCGTCTTGCACCGATGTCGGGCCAGGGTGGCATGGACACGGTGCGCATCCCGGCTGCGGAAATCATCCATCTGTTCCGTGTGCTGCGCCCAGGCCAGATTCGCGGCGAGCCGTGGCTGTCTCGTGCCCTGGTCAAGCTCAACGAGCTCGACCAGTACGACGATGCCGAGCTGGTGCGCAAAAAGACCGCCGCGATGTTCGCGGGCTTCGTCACGCGCGCCAACCCGGAAGACAACCTGATGGGCGAAAGTGCAGCGGACGCCGACGGGATTGCTCTTGCCGGACTGGAGCCGGGCACGCTGCAGATTCTGGAGCCCGGTGAGGACATCAAGTTCTCCGATCCGGCCGACGTTGGCGGTTCGTACTCCGAATTCCTGCGCACGCAGTTCCGGGCAGTCGCTGCCGCCATTGGAATCACCTACGAACAACTGACCGGCGATCTAACGGGCGTGAACTACTCGTCCATCCGCGCAGGGATGCTGGAGTTCCGCCGACGCTGCGAGATGGTGCAGCACGGCGTGCTGGTGCATCAGCTGTGCCGTCCGGTGTGGGCGGCTTGGATGAATCAGGCCGTGCTCGCCGGAGCGCTGGATGCGCCAGGCTTCGCACGTAGCGGGCCCGCCCGTCGTCGCCAGTACCTTGCCGTGAAGTGGATTCCCCAGGGCTGGCAGTGGGTCGATCCCGAGAAGGAGTTTAAGGCGATGTTGCTGGCCATCCGCGCGGGCTTGATGTCGCGCTCGGAAGCCATCTCGGCCTTCGGCTACGACGCCGAGGATGTTGATCGCGAGATCGCCGCCGACAACCAACGTGCCGACGACCTTGGCCTGATCTTCGATTCTGATCCTCGCTACACGTCCAAGGACGGCGGTAGCGCTGAGCCCAACCGTAGCGCCGCTAATACCGAAAACGCTGCCGACGTATCCGGCAGTACTTCGACTGCCTGAAGGACTTTCCATGACTTTACTGCCGCATCTGGCGGCGCGCCTTTTTGGCGTGCCGCTGGCCATCCATCGCCCAAAACTTGACGTGATCCTGGCGGTTCTCGGTCCCCGGGTCGGCCTTGCCGATCTGGCCGCCGCCCCGGGCTACACGTCGCCCCAACGTGATAGCAGCGCCACGTCTGGATTGCCGCAAGGTGTGGCCATCATCCCCATCCACGGCACATTGGTGCGCCGCACCGTGGGGCTGGAAGCCGAATCGGGACTGACCAGCTACGCGGGCCTCGCCGCGCAACTGGACGCCGCCATCAGCAATCCGGCTGTGTCGGCCATCCTGCTCGACATCGATTCCCCCGGTGGCGAGTCGGGCGGTGTGTTCGATCTGGCCGACCGCATCCGCGCAGCCAGCCAGATCAAGCCTGTCTGGGCCGTGGCCAACGACATGGCCTTTTCGGCAGCCTACGCGCTGGCGTCCGCCGCTAGCCGGGTGTTCGTGTCGCGCACCGGTGGTGTCGGCTCGATTGGCGTGATCGCCATGCATGTCGACCAGTCCGAGAAGGACGCGCAGGACGGCGTTCACTACACCGCCGTGTTCGCGGGCGACCGCAAGAACGACCTCAACCCGCACGAGCCGATCTCCAGCGAGGCTCACGCCTTCCTGAAGGCCGAGGTCAATCGCATCTACGGTCTGTTCGTCGAAACGGTGGCCCGCTACCGGGGCATCGAACCCTCGGCCGTGCGGGACACCGAGGCCGGACTGTTCTTCGGGCAGGCCGCCGTCGCCATGGGCCTTGCCGATGCCGTCGGCACCTTCGACGACGCACTGGCGCAGCTGCTCGCATCCCTTTCCCCCAACCCGACTCCGGTGGCTGTGGCCGCGCGGGCGGGCTTTCTCAGCAACCACCCCAAGGAGTCATTGATGAATGATCGAACCGACCCCGCTGCTCTTGATCGGCCTAATGCTGATCCTGCTGGCAGTGCTGCTCAACCGCCCGCCGCTACGCTGAACTTGGCCGACGCCGTCGAGATCGCGCAGACCTGCACGCTTGCCGGTCGCACCGACCTGATCGCGGGCTTTCTCGAAGCCAACACCGCACCCGCCACTGTGCGCAGCCGTCTGCTCTCGGCCAAGGCCGAGGCCAGTCCGGAAATCGTCAGCCGCATACCGCCTGACGCCTCCCGTCCCGCACCCGCCAATCCACTGCTCGAAGCCGCCCGGAACCTCGCGGCGCAGTCGTCCGCTATGAAGAAGGAGATCTGAAATGCCGACCGTTTTCACTGAGGCCATGAACCTGGGCGACCTGCTCAAGTTCGAAGCGCCCAGCCTGTACTCGCGCGACCGCGTCACAGTCGCCGCAGGTCAGTACCTGCAGCTGGGTACGGTGCTCGGCATCGTCACCGCCAGTGGCAAGTACAAGCAGATCGACCCATCCGCTGAGGACGGCTCGCAGGTCGCCGCAGGCGTGTTGCTGCAGACCTGCGACGCCACGTTGGCCGACCGTGACAACGGCCTCGTCGTCGCGCGTCACGCCATCGTGTCCGACCACGCGTTGCAGTGGCCCGAAGCCATCACCGCTGCCGAGAAGGCGTCGGCCATTGCCCAGCTCAAGGCGCTGGGCGTCCTCGTCCGTCAAGGAGTCTGACCATGCAGAACATCTTCGAGAACCCGGCGTTTTCGATGTCGGCGCTGACCGCCGCCATCAACATCCTGCCCAACAACTACGACCGCTTGGCCCAAATGGGGCTGTTCGTCGACCGCCCGCAGCGCTTCCGCTCAATCATCGTCGAGAAGCAAAACAACGTGCTGACCCTGCTGCCCACGATGCCCGTGGGCTCGCCCGGCACCGTCGGTGTGCGCGGTCAGCGCAATGTGCGCTCGTTCCACATTCCGCACATTCCACACGATGACGTGGTGCTGCCCGAGGAGGTCCAGGGTATCCGCGCCTTCGGCTCGGAGACGGAACTGCAGACGGTCGCGGGCGTGATGGCGCAGCACCTGCAGACAATGCGCAACAAGCACGCGATCACCCTGGAGCACCTGCGCTTTGGTGCGCTCAAGGGGCTGATCCTCGATGCCGACGGCAGCGTGATCTACAACCTGTACGACGAGTTCGGTATCACCCCGCAGACCTTCGCGTGGGACATTGCCGAGCACGATAGCGCTTTTGATGTTGGCAAGGCCTGCCGCGACCTGCTGCGCTATGTCGAAGACAACTTGCAGGGCGAACGGATGACAGGCATTCACGTTCTGGTCGGCAAGGACTTCTTCGAAGCGCTCACGACGCACGACGACGTCATTGCGGCCTATGAACGCTGGCAGGACGGCCAGGCGCTGCGCACGGATATGCGAACCGGCTTTACTTTCTGTGGCATCACCTTCGAGGAGCATCGCGGTCGCGCGACGGCACCCGGGGGCACCGTACGCCGATTCGTCGAGGAGGACGAAGGACACGCCTTCCCGTTGGGCACCATGGACACCTTTGCCACGTACTACGCGCCCGCCGACTTCAACGAGACGGCCAACACGATGGCGCTGCCGCTGTACGCGAAGCAGGAGCCGCGTAAATTCGACCGGGGCACCGACCTGCACACGCAGGCCAACCCGCTGCCACTGTGCCATCGGCCGCAGTTGCTGGTGAAACTCAAGGTGGCGTAATGGCTGATCTTGTGCTGCATCACTCGATGCAGCCCTTCGTTCGCCTCTGTATCAGTAGCTTTCTTCACCTTGGCGTTCCAGGTACCTACCGATTGGCCGATGGCCGAGAGATCCCCACACGGTTCATCGCCAAGCAGGCCGATGTCGTGGAGTCCTTCGGCGACACGCGGCTGGCGCTGGCCACCCACCGCTTTGATGTGATGTCACGTGACGTGATGTCTCCCCGCGAGGGGGAACGTTTCACTGTTGCTGACCAGACCTACCAAGTGGTGGGTGAGCCGCTGGCCGATCGGGATCGCCTGATCTGGACGCTGACCGGAGCACCGGTATGAGGCTGATGGCGGCCTTGTCCGGCGACCTGGACCAGATGTTGGCGGATGAAGTGCGCATTGCCGAGCAGGCTGTGACGCAGTCCATCCGCGAGGCGACTGACGGTCTCAAGACCGAACTGCGTAACCAGATCACCGGCGCAGGCCTGGGCCAGCGCCTGGCCAACACCTGGCGCGGTGAGGTCTATCCCAAAGGCCAGATGAGCATCAAGGCAGCGGGGCTGGTCTACAGCCGGGCTCCAGAGGTGGTTGGCGCCCATGACCAGGGCGCGACCATTCGCTCCAAGGACGGGTTCTGGCTGGCGATTCCCTTGCCCGCAGCTGGCAAAGGCCCGCGTGGAAAACGCATGACCCCCGGTCTTTGGGAAAAACTCCGCGGCCTGCGCCTGCGTTTCGTCTACCGCCGGGGCAAGCCCTCGCTCCTCGTTGCCGAAAACCAGCGTGCCCGCCAGGGTCAGCGCGGCGGTTTCTCTACTGCCTCACAAAAGGCCCAAGCCACCGGCCGAGGCCTGGTGACAGTGCCTATGTTCTTACTGGTACCCCAAGTCACCCTGAAGAAGAAATTCGACATCGACAGCGCCTCGCGCCGTTGGGTCAGCACGCTGGCCAACCGGATCGCCAACCGCTTCGATGAAGCTGAACGCCGAGGAGCCAGCCCATGAGCCAGCAACCCAGTCAACGTGAGAGTGCCATCGGCGCACTGTTCGCTGTGCTCGGGCAGCTGTCTCTGGGTGTGATGGCCAAACGCAACGCATCCTTGCCCGAGAGGCTGTCAGAGCATGCCATGGCCGTCTTGCGTGACGGCGAGATGGGCGAGCCTGAGGTGTCGCTCTCGCCACTGATCTACCACTGGCAGCACCAGGTGGCGATCGAAATCTTCGTCGCCGACCCGGATGCCAGCGAGCGCGATAAGCGCATGGACGGCCTATTGGTCGAACTGGCAGCCCTGATCGAAGCGGACCGCACGCTTGGCGGCGTCATCGAGTACGCCGAAATCGGTCCACCCAAGTTCGATGAACTGGCACCCGATGGGGTCAGTGGCATCAAGGCTTGCTTGCTACCCGTGGTCCTGCACTACAGCAGCTCAGGTCCGCTGAACTGAAACCTATTTCCCAAGGAGAAACCTCATGGCCCGTGCCTATGGCGCGAACGCCAGCCTCTTGGCCGCGTTCGAAACTACCTATGGCAGCAATCCAGTGGGCGACTACTGGAAACTGCCTTTTGTATCCACCACCCTCGGCTCCGAGCAGGGGCTCATTGCGAACGACCTGATTGGCCTGGGGCGTGAGCCCAATGCGCCGATTCGAGATGTGATCAAGGTCGAAGGCGACATGGTCGTGCCCGTGGATGTGCGCAATATCGGCATGTGGCTCAAAGCCCTGTTGGGCAGCGCCACCACCACGGGCACAGGCACCCTCACCCACACATTCATCTCTGGCAAGTCCAGTTTGCCAAGCCTCAGTCTTGAGACGGGTCTTCCCGATATCCCGGCCTGGTTTGTGGCGTCTGGCGTCATGGTCAACAGCCTGCAGGTGGGTTTTGCTCGCTCGGGTGCGGCCAATGCCACAGTCGGCCTGATCGCGCAGGGTGAGGTCAAGCAGGCCGCCACCATTGATGCCACCCCGACGACGCGAGACATCCTGCGGTTCAACCAGTTTCAGGGATCCATCAAGAAGGGGGGCACTGCGCTGGGTAACGTGGTATCGGCGCAGTTGACCTACTCCAACAACCTCGAGCGCATCGAGACTATCCGCTCCGACGGCAAGATCGATGGCGCTGACCCCACGGTGGCCAGCCTGACTGGCAATTTGGAGGTCCGCTTTGCCGATACCCAGCTCATCGATGCGGCCACCAACAACACGCCACTGGAGTTGACGTTCGCCTACACGATCGACGCCACCAAGCGCCTGACCTTCATCGCGCATGAGGTCTACCTGCCCAAGCCCAAAGTCTCCATCACTGGGCCAGGCGGCATTCAAGCCACTTTCGAGTGGCAAGCCGCCAAGAACGTGGCGGCCAACAAGATGCTCACCGTCGAACTGCTCAACGACGTGACCACGTATTGATACCCGGGACTTTCCAATGATCAAACTCAACATTCCACGTGAACCGCACTGGATCACACTGGCTGCTGGCGTGCGCCTGCAGGTCAGGCCCGCCACCACTGCCTTGGTGATGGCTGCGCGCCATGCCGCCGCCAAAGTGGCCGGCACTGACATCGCGGCTGCTGGCGAGCGCACCGCCACCCTCATCACCGAACTGGCCAAGCTGGCAGTTCTGTCCTGGGAAGGCGTGGCCGATGACAAAGGTCAACCAGCATCCGTCACACCAGAAGGCGTGGCCGCTTTGATGGAGCACTGGCTGTTGGCCGATGCCTTCGAGCGCGAATACCTTGCTGGCCTGTACGCACTGGAATCGGAAAAAAACGCCTGAAGGCCCGCACCGCATGGCACTTTGGTGGCGGGCCGAACTACTGCAGTGCCTGCCTTCAAAGCTGTGCTGAGCCATGTCCCGAGTGCCCGTACACCATGAATGCACCCCTGAGCCTAGAAGGCTGGCAAGCGGCCTGTGCCATGGAAGTTTGTGCCAGTCAGTTGCGCATGAACCAGGGTCGTGTCGTGGGTCTGGATCTGAACGCTTGGATGCTGACCTGCGAGTGCGCTGGATTGGACAAAGCCACGGCGATTGACCTATTTCCGGCTGCAGAGGCGGGCCTGATGAGCACTTTTGAACAAAACGAATAACGCGACGACTGATCTCTTTGCCTTGATCCGAGTGTTTCCCCATGGCTGAACGCAATCTCTCCATTCGCCTGTCCGTGATCGACGGCGGCAAGGTCAAAGCCGAGCTGTCCGAAATTGGCGAGAAGGGGGAGCGCTCGCTCAAGAAAATTGAAGCGGCTGCCGCCCCAGCCTCCGGTGGCCTCAAGCTCCTGTCCAGCGCCGCCAACGATGCCAAGTTCCAACTGCAGGCCGCCACCGACCGACTTGGCATGCTGGGCTCGGTGCTGGGCAAACTCGGACCTGCCGGTCTGATCGCCGGTGCCAGCATCGCAGCACTCGGTGTGGGCATCACGGCGCTCGTCATGCCGGTGGCCCGGGTGGGTGATGAGTTCTTCAAGCTCTCGCAAAAGACTGGGGTATCGGTCGAGGCGCTGACCGCGCTGGACTACGCGGCCAAACTGTCGGATGTCAGCACCGAAGGCTTGACCAAGGCACTGCAAAAACTGTCGGTTGCCATGTTCGACTCCCAGGTCAACGGCGAAGAGGGCAGCGCAGCGTTGAAGGCGCTGGGTGTGTCGGCCACCGATGTGCACGGACAGATCCGTCCGACCGAGCAGGTCTTGCTGGATCTGGCCGACAAGTTTTCTGTCATGCCTGATGGTGCGGATAAGGCTGCTTTGGCGGTCAAGCTCTTCGGCAAAGAAGGCCTGGCCATCGTCCCGTTCCTGAACCAGGGGCGCGAGGGCATTACAGCGCTGATGGAAGAAGCGCAGCGCCTGGGCCTGGTCATGTCGGAAGACGTGGCGCGTGCATCCGAGGTCTTCAACGACAACCTGACGCGCCTGTCTGCCATCTTCGAGGGCGTGCAGCGCCAGATCGGCGCAGCAGTCATTCCGGTCCTGGCTGACTTCACCGAGCAGGTGATCCTGGCGCAGGGAGAAACCGGCAGTTTCAGCAATGAATTGCAACGCATCACGTTCAACCGGGATGCCACGCTCGCGTTTCTGGAGTCGGTGGCCTCGGGTCTGGCCTTCATTGCCGAGTCGGCGGTGCTGGCCAAGCGGGTGATTGCCCAGCCTTTTGACAGCCTGTCGGTGGTGGGCAAGGACATCGAGACCTGGTTCAAGACCGATTTGCTGCGCTCAATGAAGTCCATGGGTTACGACCCCAAAGTCATCGATGCGGAAATCGCCAAGCTGCAAGGGGCGCGTGACGACTACGTGCGCGCTGCCAACGACCGGCTCTTCAACATCAACCAGAACCCGGGCTATGCGGACCGGGTGGCCAAATTCTTCGATGAGCAGCGCCGCACCGTCCGCGTGATGGGCCAAAATTTTGTGCTCGACACCGAGGCCCAGGCCAAGGAAGTGCAGGCGATTTACGACAAGTTCTTGCCGACGCTGCCGCGCAAGGCCCGTCCAAACCTGGACCTCTCAGGATTTGAAAAGCCCAAGCCTGCCGAGAAACTCAACGAAGGCGAAGCCTTCCTTAACCAGCTGCGCTCGCGCCTGACCCGCACGCAAGAGGGTGAAGCTGCCGAACTGCGCGCCCGGGCCCTGCAGATCGAAGCCAAGGGCTACCAAGGGGTGGCGGCTGAGGCCGAGCAGTACATCCAGGTCCTCGAAGCCATCGAGCGCCAGAAGGAAGCGAACAAAGCCTTCGACGCCTTTGAAAAAGAAGAAGCTGCTTCGCGCAAGATCACCGAAGGCCTGATTGGCGGCAACCGCCAACGCATCGAAGCCCTGCAGTTGCAGCGCCAGATGCTGGACATGACCGATGGCGAAAAAGCCGCCCTGCAGGCCCGCTCTGATCTGGAAAAGGCAGCGGCCAATGCGCGGAAGGAAGCCAACCAGATCGAAGACCCGGGTCTGCGGGCTCAGACCATTGAAGCCATCAACGATGCGTTGGCCAGGCAACTGCCCATCGTTGAAGACCTGGTGCGGGCCAACACGGAATATCAGCGCAATTTTGAGTACGGTGCCAAGTCGGCACTCAGAACCTATATCGACGACGCGACCAACGCCGCCAAGCGTGCCCAGCAGGTCACAGCCAATGCGTTTCGAGGGATGGAGGCGGCGCTCACACAGTTCGTGACGACCGGCAAGCTGGACTTCAAAAGCCTGGCCGATTCCATCATCTCGGACCTGGTCCGCATCCAGATCCAGCGATCTATCACGCTGCCGCTGGCCAATGCAATGTCCAGCATGGACTGGGGTTCGATGTGGGGCGGTCTGTTTCCGTCCGCGCAGGGCAATGTGTTCAACGCCCCGGCGCTTTCGGTCTACCGCAACACGGTGGTCGACCGTCCGACAGTGTTCCCCTTTGCCCAAGGGGCAGGCTTCACGAGCCTGCCCCGTATCGGCCTCATGGGTGAAAAACCTGGCAGCCCGGGCGAAGCCATCATGCCGCTCACGCGCATGCGCGATGGCGATCTGGGCGTCAAAGTCAACGGCGGAGGCAGCACCGTCATCGTCAATGTCATCGAGGCGGCCGGCAAAGGTGGCCAGCAACAGCAGCGAACCGACAGCAACGGCAACCAGGTGATCGACGTCTGGGTGGAACAAATCACGGCCAAGGTCTGGGGCGATGTGGCGCGTGGTGCCGGTCCCGGCCCTGGCGTGCTGGCCAACACCTACGGCCTGAACCGCGTGGCAGGCGCGTACTGATCGGGAGAAAAACATGGCCACCTGGCCCACAACATTGCCCCGGCCGCAGGTCGCGGGCTACGCGATCGCGCCGGTGGATGTCACCGTGCGCACTGACATGGAGGCTGGTCTGCCCCGCGTGCGCCGCCGCAGTGCAGCACGCAATGATCAGGTGAGTGTTGGCTGGCGTTTCACGGATGCCCAAATGGCCACGTTTCGGGCTTGGTTCGATGGCGACTGTGCCAATGGAGCCAGTTGGTTCACGGTGGATCTGAACACTGGAGACGCGGGCTTGCGTTCTGTTCAGGCCCGATTTGTGGGTCCCTGGCAGTCGCAAATGCAGCCTGGCCCGCGTTGGCAGGTCAGTGCGAAGTTGGAGATTCGATGATGGAGGTTCGCAGATGGAGGTCTTGATTCATGCCAGATGACACCTTGAGCCTGGCGATCAAAGAGGCCTACGCCAGCGCGCCCTCCAACCTGGTGATCCACCACACCCTGGAGATCTGGCATCCGAATTTCTCGACGCCGATTCGGGTGGTGCGCGATCACGTGGATCTGACCGCCAAGCTGGAATCCAGCGCCCCGCGCAACGCCGGAGAGTACGTCACCTTTGTGGGCTATGCCTTCGATGTCGTGCCGCCCGAGGTGACTCACACCGCCGTGCCGCAGTGCGTGATCGAGATCGACAACGTCAGCCGCGACATCCTGGCCAACGTGGAAGCATCCATGAACGGACAGCCTGGAAGCAGTGAGTTGATCACCGTGACCTACCGGGCATTCCTGTCATCGGACCTGACTGCCCCGCAAAACAACCCACCGCTCACGCTGACCGTGATGTCGATCTCGGCCACGGTGTTTCGGGTACGTGCCACTTGTGGGTTTCCGAACCTCGCCAACCGGCGATTCCCTGGCCTGGACTACACGGCCGAAGTCTTTCCTGGATTGATTGCGCAATGAACCCACAAACTCCTCACTGGGCCATCCAGTACATCGGCCTGCCTTGGGTGGCTGGTAGCAGCGACTGCTGGTCGTTTGCGCGCCAGGTATGGCGCGAGCAGTTTGGCTGGGATGTGGCTGCCGTCGATGTCAATGTCGCCAGTCGGCTGTCATCACTACGCGCTTTTGACGATCACCCTGAGTACGCGCACTGGCAGATCGTCAGAGACCCGCGCGAGGGCGATGCCTGCCTGATGGGCAAATCTGAGCGACCCAGTCACATTGGCGTGTATTTGGCGGCCGATGGAGGGGGCGTGCTGCACTCCCTGGAAACGGTGGGTGTGGTCTTTACGCCGGTGTCGGCATTGCCCAGCGTGGGCTTGAGGGTGCTGTCATGGCATCGACGGCGCTGAGTTCACCCAGCCATCCGTTCGCCCACAGCATCACTGTCCGCAACCCTTTCCATCCACACCAGGACCGCCAGATCACGGCCATCCCGGGGCCGGTGGCTTTGCGTTCGCTTGTGCCCGAGACGGATCAGCCCATCCTGGTTCTGCGCAATGGCGAGGCCCAGTTGCGAGCTACCTGGGATCAACCGGTGTGCGGCGGCGACCTGATCGCCATCATTGTGTTGCCTCAGGGCGGAGGAGGCGGTGGCTCTAACCCACTGCGCATGGTGCTGATGCTGGCGGTGATGGTCTACGCACCGGTGTTGGCATCTGAGTTCATCGGCATCAACGGCGCGGCCGTGCTCGGTTCGATGGGCGTATCGGCCGTGCAGGCCGGCGCCACCATGCTGGGTATGGCGTTGGTCAATGCGGTCATTCCGCCGCCCAAGCCCACCACGGCGCAGCAGGCGGCGAGTTTGGCTGCTCCGTCGCCCACCTACAACCTGCAAGCGCAGGGCAACATGGCGCGGCTCGATCAGGCCATTCCGGTGCAGTACGGCAGGGTCTGTGCGTACCCCGACTTCGCTGCGCAGCCGTATGTCGAATACGCCGGTAACGAGCAGTACCTGTACCAGCTGCTGTGTCTGGGCATGGGGGAATACGCCATCGAGGCCATCCGCATCGAGGACACCCCGGTCGCCAACTTTGCCGAGATCGACTACGAAGTGATTGCGCCGGGCGGTGCGATCACCAAGTTCCCAACCAATGTGGTCAGTTCGGTGGAGGTCTCTGGGCAGGAACTGGCGGGAAGCCTTGGGGCGACCTACAGCCAGTCCGGTACGACGATCACCGTCACCTTGGCTGCGCACGGTTACGCCGTGGGCCGGGTGCTGTACCTGGATGTCTCATCTGGTGCGGCGGTGAGCGGTGCCTATTCGATTGCCACAGTGCCAAGCGCCGATACCTTCACGGTCACGGCAGCCAGCAGTCTTTCGACCGGTGGCAACGTCACCCTGCAGCACTACATCGGTGGCTTCGTGGCCAATGCCGCTGGCTCCCAGGCCAACACCCTGGGGCTGGACTTCGTGCTCTCGCGTGGTCTGTATGAGGCCCAAACTGACGGCACCTTGAGCGAATTGACGCTGTCGGTCGCCATTGAGGCGCGGACGGTCAACGACCTGGGCGTGGTAACGGGCAACTGGTCCGTCTTGGGCCAGCGCTTTTACACGGCCAAAACCACCACGCCGCAGCGTTACTCGGAGCGATTCACCGTGGCCGCTGGCCGCTACGAAGTCCGTGTGCGGCGCCTGGATGCCAAGCAGACCGATACACGCTTTGGCCATGAAATTCTCTGGGGAGGCCTCAGGGCCTACCTGCCCGAGACACGGACCTTTGGCAACGTGACGCTGATCGCGATGCGCATGCGCGCGTCCAACAACCTGTCAGCGCAGGCCTCGCGCAAGATCAACGTCGTCTGCACCCGCAAACTGCAGGTCTGGAATGGCAGCAGTTGGTCAGCACCGGTGGCCACGCGCAGCATTGCCTGGGCGCTGGCGGACGCCTGCCGAAACACCAGCTATGGTGCCAAACTTGCGGATGCCCGATTGGATCTGGCCGGGCTCAAGGTGCTGGATGCACTGTGGGCCAGCCGAGGGGATGAGTTCAGTGCCCGATTTGATACGGCGCTGAACTTCTGGGAGGCGATCACTAAGATCGCGCAGGCGGGTCGCGCCAAGCCCTACATGCTTGGGGGCATCATCCGCTTCGCGCGCGACGGTGCGCAGAGCCTGTCGGTGGCCATGTTCTCGATGCGCAACATCGTGCGCGGCAGTTTCAGTGTCGAGTACCTGCTGCCCTCGGACGACATGGCCGATGCGGTGGAGGTGAGCTACTGGGACGCTGAAGTTTGGGCATCGCGCCGCGTCACGGCCAAGCTGGCAGACAGCGCAGCCAGCAAACCTGCCAGGATCGAACTCTTTGGGGTGACCAGCCGCCAGCAGGCCTACCGCGAAGGGTTGTATCAGGCGGCCAGCAACCGCTACCGTCGCCGGTTGGTGAAGTTCACCACCGAGATGGAAGGTTTCATTCCGGCCTTCGGCGACCTGATCGCCATCCAGCACGATATGCCCGCCTGGGGCCAGTTTGCCGAATGCACTGGGTGGAACGCGGCAAGCCGAACGCTCACGGTGTCTGAGCCGCTGACCTGGAGCATTGCCAATCACTACATTGGTTTTAGGACCAAAGCCGGTGGCGTGGACGGGCCCTATGCAGTCAGCCGTGGGGCGTCAGACAACGAGATGGTGCTGACGAACCATCCCGTGACCGTGCCTTACGCCGGACAGGATTGCGAGCGCACCCACATTGCCTTCGGCTGGGGTGACACCTGGCGGCAGTTGGCCAAGGTCGTTGCCGTGCGCCCGCGCGGTCTGCACCAGGTCGAGATCGAGGCCATCAACGAGGACCCGTCAGTGCACAGCGCCGACCAGGGGGTCACGGCACCAGCGGTGGTGACGAGCCAGTTGACCACGCTCTACACCACGCCGCTGATCGCGGACCTGACCCTGAGGTCCTCCACGACGGACAACAGCAAGGCCTTGCTGACCTGGACGCCCGCACCGGGGGCAGAGAGCTACCAGATCGAGATGGCAGCGGGCAGCAACCCGTACGCGGCCAACCTGGTCTGGACCCGGGTGGGGGAGACCTCGGCCAACAACTTCGCGGTCACGGCGCTGTATGGCGCGCAGACCCTGATCCGGGTGCGTGGCGTTGGCCTCACAGCCGGGCCATGGGTGGCGCTTTTCTACGGCAGCAGTGCCGACTACATGTGGGTCAGCGATAACCAATTGATGTGGCAAGCCGATGCCGCCTCGCTGATGTGGCGCTATTGAGAGCCCAAGCAACGAACAGGAGATCAACGATGAGCGCCCCCAAGTACGACATCCAACTGGCGCAAGGCGAAACCTTTTATACGGCACTGACGCTTGATGAGGGCGGTGCCGTGATGGACCTGCAAGCCTATGCCTTTGAAGGTCAGATCCGTGCCACACCTGAAAGTCCGACTGTGCTGGCGAGCTTTGGTTTTGATGAGAGTCGGCTCTCCAGCGGCACGGTGGCCATCACCTTGCCAGCGTCAGTCACCGAAAGTTTGCCGGTGCGTGCTTGTGTCTACGACCTCTTCATGACCAGTCCAGCAGGTATTCGCACCCAGCTGCTCAAAGGCAGTGTGTTGGTGTCCATGCGAATCACACGCGGCTGATGGGAGTCGAGAGACACCATGGCCATCCGCATTTCCATCACCACTCCGAGGCAACCCGGAGTCACGTTGCAAACCGACACCCAGACCGTGCGGGTCCAGCCGCAGGACGTGCGCACGGTACTCACCAACATTGGCGTCCCGGGTCCTACCGGCCCCAAGGGTGACAAAGGCGATCAAGGCGTGCTTGACCCCAACGCCGTGATCGACGCTGGCTACTTCTGAATTTGCACAGTTATCAACTTCAAGGAGGGATTTCATGCCCCAAACCCTACAGATCAAACGCTCGGCAACAACCGCCACGCCACCTACATTGGCTGTGGGTGAACTGGCTTGGTCCGAGGTTTCAGACAATCTCTTCATTGGCGAGAGCGGCAACGTCGTCACGCCCATTGCGGGTGCGGGCACCTTTGCCCGCAAGGCCGACAGCCTCTCCATCACCGGTGATGTGTCTGGCACGGGCACCGTGGCATCTGGCGTCGCCGTTGCTTTGCCGGCTACCGGCGTTACCGCTGGAACGCATGGCAGCGCCACCCAGGTGGGCCAGTTCACGGTGGATGCCAAAGGCCGACTAACTGCTGCAGCCAATGTCTCGATCACCCCGGCCTGGACTTCGATCACAGGCAAGCCGACGACGCTGTCTGGCTACGGTATCACCGATGCCCTGGCCCTGACCACGGCAGCGCCCAGTGCCTTGGCTGCAAGTGCCTCGGTGGGTACCGCCACCACCGCAGCGCGAGCGGACCACGTGCATGCCCTGCCTACGCCAGCAGCTATTGGGGCCATTCCATCGACGGCCATTGGTGCTGCCAACGGTGTGGCGGGCCTGGGAGCGGATGGGAAGGTGCCCACGGCGCAATTGCCCGATGTGGCTATTGGAGGCTTGAACTACCAGGGCACCTGGAACGCCAGCACCAACACACCCACCATCCCGACGGCGTCTAGCAGCAACAAGGGCTTCTACTACAAGGTGGCCACGGCTGGTAGCACCAACGTCAGTGGCATCACCGACTGGCAAATCGGTGACTGGATCGTGAGCAACGGCAGCGCCTGGGACAAGATCGACAACACCGATTCAGTCTCCAGCGTCAACGGCGCAACGGGCGCTGTGACCATCACCACCATCACGGGCAATGCGGGGACTGCCACGAAGCTACTGACTGCTCGAACCATCGCCATGACGGGCGATGTGAGTTGGACATCCGCTGCTTTTGATGGCTCGGCCAACGTCACGGGCACAGCCACTTTGGCCAGCACCGGTGTCGCCGCTTCCAGTTACGGCTCTGGGGCACTGATCCCCACCTTCACGGTGGATGCCAAGGGACGGCTTACTTCAGCAGGCACCACCACCAACACCCCCGCCTGGAGCAGCGTGACGGGCAAGCCCACGACGCTGGCTGGCTACGGCATCTCTGATGCCTTGTCCACAAGTGCTGCCATCGATGGCGGAACGTTCTGAGTTTTCTTCAACCCCTCTGCTTAGAGAAAAGGAGGCCTGTTTATGGCTCAAGTCATCAAGGTCAAACAATCGTCTGTGGCGGGCAAGGTCCCGACCACGACGCAGCTTCAGTTGGGCGAACTGGCCCTGAACACCACGGACGGCAAGCTTTACTTCAAGAAAAACGTGAGCGGGACCGAATCGGTCGTGACGGTTTCTGCGTCGACCGCATCTCAAGGTGAAAACACCTTGATGTGGTCTCAGTGAACGGGAGAGATGCATGCCTGCATTGCCACCGATTTCTAATTTCACGGGCTCTACGGTCACTGAGGGTCAATTCAAGACCGCACTCAGCGATTTGCGCTCTTATCTGGCGGGGCTGCTCGGGACAGACGGAAGCGCGGCGACAGCACTGATCACGCTGGGCTCACTCGGTTCCGGTTACGTCAGCAAAACGGCGACCTACACCGTGGTTTCAGGCGACCGTGGCCGGATGATCGACTGCAGCGGGACTTTCACGCTGAACTTGACCGCCGCTGCGACGCTGGGTGCTGGTTTCACCATCGCTGTGCGCAATTCAGGCACCGGGGTGGTGACATTGGATCCCAGCGGAGCCGAGTTGATTGACGGGGTTGCCACCGTGACACTCGCGCCGGGCGAGGCCTATGACCTGTATTGCACCGGAACAGCCTGGAGAACATCCGGGCGGGTTCTCACCACATCCTTTGCCACAGACGAATACGTCAAACAGAGTTTCAGCCTGTTTCAGACGTTCAGTTCGCTGGCAGCAGGAGCCAGCCGTTCCATTGGCTCACCGAGCTACATGATCTGGTCGAGTTATTCGAGCACGCAGTGGTCTCGCGGCACCTACTACACGAACATGTTCTACATGGCGTCGCAGGGCAAAAGCACTGTGCAGGTCAACGTAGGCAACTGTCGGCACACGATCTGGAACTACAGCACCACCAAGTCGATGCAGATCAATCTGACGGCAGTCATCAACTTCGCTGCCGACGACACCTACGGGTTTCAGATTCGCCAAAACGGCTCCATCGTCGGCACCTATGGCACGTATTCGGCCCGAGGCGTGCAGACCTACAACTTCGGCACGTTCACGGTGCCGCCCAACAGCACGGTCACGTTTGACCTGTATGGCTCGATCCTGAGTGGCTCCAGTGGCGACTCGATCTACGTGAACTCGTTCACTGCCACCTACATCCAGTTCGTTTGAGGAGGAACGATGCAGCGCCTTTACTTCAACTTTCAAAAAGGGGACGTCAGGCTTGTGCCGACGGATGGCTGTCCAGCGATCGAGGATGAAACCAGTTTCCCCAATGCCGATATTCCAGATGATGTGACCATGGAGATGATCAGTTTCAAGGCCGTTGAAGGCCGCTTTGATCCGGTCATCACCTACCCATCCATTCCCATCACAGCACAGCCAGAGTCAGGAGGTAGCAATGGCCAGCCCTAAATCCCAACTGAGCTTGATCAGCAACCTCTGGATCAAGCTGATGACGTTCGAGAGACCGGGTGACGTTAACGAGGGTCATAAGCACTCCTTTGATCACCCCACCTTGCTGGTCAAGGGGCGACTGCGAGTCGATGTGGATGGTGCTGTGTCCGAGTTCACCGCGCCTCACATCATCTTCATTGCCCGCAACAAGGTCCACACCCTCACGGCGCTGGAGGAGGGCACGGTGGCCGCGTGTATTCACGCCTTGCGTGATGGCGAGCAGGTGGAGGACATCGTCGATCCCGCCATGATTCCGGCTGGCATCAATCCCAACCACCTGCCCAACTTCATTAAGCCACTGGCCAAGGCCGATCACTTCGCCTGAAGCACAGACCCTTATCTACGCCCGCCTGGAGACATCCAGTGCGGGCATTTTGCATTTTGGAGATCCAACTATGGAAAACGCACAAGAACTTGCTTCGCCGCAGTCCATCACCTTGCGCCCCGATGATCTGGACGACCTGCTCACTCGCGCTGCAGAACGCGGTGCTGAGCGCTGCCTGGTCCACCTCGGCCTGGAAAACGGTCACGCTGCTCGGGACATTGGCGAGTTGCGGGAACTCCTCGAAGCCTGGCGTGACGCAAGGCGCACAGCTTGGCGGACTACGATCAAGGTGGTAACCACAGCCATCCTGGCGATGCTCCTGGTGGGTGCCGCCATCAAGTTGAAACTGATGGGAGGCGTCCAATGACCGCCAAGCCGAAGATCTGCCTTCTGGACGACTGGCGGCGCGTGTTGCGACGGGCCTGGAGCATCCGTTTCTCGCTGCTGGCCGCTGCCTTCACGGCGGCGGAAGTGGTGGTGCCGCTGTTCGGGGACGTACTGCCGCGCGGCGCGTTTGTGCTGCTGGCGTTTGCCGCCAGCATCGGCGCAACCGCGGCTCGCATCGTGGCGCAGCCGGAGATGAACCGATGACCCGGCCACCATCACCAGCGATGCGCAGGACGGTGGCTGGACTGACGCTGTCCGCTGCCGCCCTGGTCGGCATCGTGCTGCACGAGGGCTACACCGACCGCGCAGTCATCCCCGTCAAGGGCGATGTGCCGACCATCGGCTTCGGTACCACCACCGGGGTGAAGCTGGGCGACACCACCACACCGCCGAAGGCGCTGGCTCGGGCGCTCACCGATGTGCAGCAGTTCGAGGGCGCGCTCAAGCAATGCGTCACTGTGCCGCTGGCCCAGCACGAGTACGACGCGTTGGTGAGCTTTTCCTACAACGTCGGCAGCCGCGCGTTCTGCCAGTCCACGCTGGTCAGGAAACTCAACGCCGAGGACTACGCGGGAGCCTGTGCCGAGCTGCTGCGCTGGCGCTTCTTCCAGGGAAAAGACTGCGCGCTGCCCACCAACGCGCGGCTGTGCGGTGGGCTGGCTACACGGCGAGAAGCCGAATACCAGCAGTGCATCGGGGAGGCTTCGTGAGCGTGATTCCGTGGCCGTACCGGCTGCTGGCCCTGGCGGCGCTCGGCGTTGCGCTAGTCGGCTTTGGCTGGATCAAGGGTGCGAGCCACGTCCAAGCGCAATGGGATGCCGCCATCCAGCAACAAGCCCTACAGACCGCCGCCGCCCACGAGCGGCACGCACAAGCCACCGTCAAGGTCGTCACCCAGTACGTCGACCGCGTCCGCATCGTCCGCGAGAAGGGCGACACCATCTTCAAGGAGGTTCCCGTCTATGTGCCCGTTCAAGCCGATGCTGCTTGCACTATCAACCGTGGCTTCGTGCGCCTGCACGACGCTGCAGCCGCCGGTGAACTGCCCGAGCCCGCCCGAGATGCTGATGCGGCCGCCGCAGGCATTGCGCTCTCTGCTGTCGCCGGAACCGTTGCCGCCAACTACCAGACCTGCCACGAAAACGCCGAGCAACTGAGGGCGCTGCAGGCGTGGGTCAGTGCGATTCCATCTGCCACAAAGTAATCAGATTGGCCACTTTGCAACACCTGATCGTTCCCTCCCGAATGCGCTTGGCTTTCAGCCCGAACAGCGCGTTCATGACATCCGTACCCACCACGGAGCATTGACAATGAGTAACCGATTCAAGCATGCTGTCATTGACGACGTGACCTCGCGCAACATCGACGCCGGGCTGCAAAACCACCTGCTCGATCTATTCGAGTCGGCGATGAAGTCGTTGGCCACGACGGTGGTGCGCGAGGCAAAATTCGACACCACCGACTTCGCTACCGCCAAGGCACGAGACTGCGAGGCGTTCACGCTGCTAGTAAGCCGTACGCGCACCAATACGCGCGACTGCTGGTTTGGCGCGTTTCAGCGCGGCGACCAACGCCTCGACGTGATCGGCCATCTGGAATAGTCCGTCAATCCGTAGTCTCCGGAACATCCCAGTCCGCCATTCGTGCTTCGCCAGTCTGGTAAAACTGTTTCACCAGCTTCACGTACTCCAGAAAATCTCTGTTCTCCGTAGCCAGTCGATTGGCCATATCCCAATCGATCTCGTCCCTTTCGCGTGCCGGAATCAAGACCTGACTTTCTGCCGGATTTTCGGCATCCAGTTTGATCAAACCGATGCCATGTGCCGCAAACAACATGCGCAGTTCTTTGAGCGTGTCCTGCCCCTCGATCTCTGCCGCGACTAAGTAGCCGAAGTTCGCCCATGACGAGTTCGAGACGGCCTGGAAAAAGCATTCGCGCACGTTCGACCGGTTGATCAGAAGCTTGGCCTCGAATGACCACAACTTGGTGCGTTTATCCGAATACTGATTGACGCAGTCGCGGACTTCTTGGTGCCATTCAGCCCCCAAATCCTCCATCCCGACTACGTCAGGGTAGAGCCAACGATTGCCATTCGGCCCGCGTTTATTTGATGAGCGCTTCTCGTCGATGCGCTTCGAGTAGACACCAAATTCCTCCCACAGATACAGCGATAGCAGTGGGTACAAAGCATGTTCACCCAGTGCCTTACCGTGAACATCTACCGTAGCGGACGCCGCAGCGCCCTCAGCTGCCGCAACTTCAGCGACGTCAGATTTTTCGGTGTAGTAGTACTTGCGCGGCCTGCCTTCGGTTGTCTTTAGCTCTGGGTGACGCCTCTGCAAACTGGGCCGCCGCGAGCCTATTTCCGCAACCAACTGTTGTACCAATTCACCATCGGTCTTGATGTAGCCACCCTGACTGTTGGCCTTTTTCTCCTGGCATTCTGCTGGGTAGGTGGTAAAAATCCACTCGGCAATCTGCCTTGCCGTCAGCCTTTCGTCAGGGCGTGCTTTCAAACAATCCAGTACGGCTTTCGCCAGATTCAATGCCATATCGTATTCCCCGACTATGAAATATTGACGTAGAAGCGGCCACTTCGGCCAAGGCTGACGCCTCGTTTCAAGTCAACAGCGAAACACTCGACCCAGTGTTTCCCTCTGTAAAGGGTGTGCTCCCATATCTCTGAACCGGAATGATCGAACCCGCCCCTGAGGCACCTTGCGGCCCTTGCCGCCCAGCCGGTGTTAACGATCTGCCATTTGATCGCTATACCATTTGTGAAAGAGTGCTTTGCGCTGAAGTGAAGCCACGTGTCTGGCGACAAGGCAGGTCCATCAGAGCGGTAGGTTCCGAGGAAATTTCCCTCTTTGGACGAATGCAGCGTCGCAGTAATTTCAATTCGTCCAGCAGGCAAGACAGGCCAAGGGGGCCGGGTAACGTGAGACACATCATCAATCTGAGTCTCGATCAGCTTTGCCGCCTTGGTGAGAACCACTGACTTGGCAAAATCATCACCAAAAATCCTTCGCCATTTGACGATACTCTCGTCACGATCTGTCTCTAAGTAAGCATCCTCAACCCACTCAGCGTAGCGATTGATGCAGGTTCTGAAGTTGGAATACTTGTCTTGATTCCAATGTCTAGTGAATGATTCTGACGGCAACTTAGGATTCACAACCTCGGGCATATCAGGGTGCTGCTCCAGGTATGCATCCAGTCTCTTGATCACTGTCCAGAGCGCGGTTGGCGTGTCTGAGAATTCGTTCCCCAGCTCGTCAAGCCAAGAGATGCGTTCACCAATCAACGTCGTCAGCAGAATTGATTTGGCTGAAAATGTCAGCTTGAAATCGCGCAGGTACTTCAGAATTCGGACAACCTTGATCAACTGGTTGTTGCCAACATACCCGTTCCGCTGCAAGAACCACTCTGTATATCCATCGGGATTTGCCTGCTCCTCGACGTCATCCTTGCGATTCAGAATCCATTCCGTGGTTTCCAAAATGCTGGCTCTGCGGATACACGGCACTACATCGATTGAAAACTCCCCCGCATACTGAATCGTTACGCAACGCGTCTTGCGCGACACCTTGTCAGAATAAGTGCCGTGCGCCTTGAACTGGTCATACAGATGGTCGATGTAATCTGCCGGAGTCCATTCTTCGTGTGGCTCTAAAAAAGCAACCACATCCGCGTCAAATGATCCAGCGATTCCAGCTGGCTTGATGATGGTGCGATGCGCCCATGACCCTTGTGGTGTCGTATCGATCAGAATGTCAGAAAAAACATCAAAACCTTCGATAGCGGTAACGATGGAATCCACTCGCGCTTTCAGCGTGTCAATGCGCGTCTGGTTGAGATTGATAACGTCAGCCAAGAACGTATTGAAATGTTCGGCCAGCTTCATTGATTTCCCCCAAGCAACTGCCGAATGGCCGCTGAGTTATGTGTGAAGTCCTTGTCTGCTCGGCTTATCAAATCATCGAGGGTGCCAATATCATCAAGTGACAATGGCAGATCGGATTCGAAATTCACCCTCACGGACTGATGTTTGTCCAGAATGAGCTGTGTGACATTGCTGGCCGTTGCCGCTTGGAGGTTCAAGAGCATCGAGATGAACTTGGAAATCCCCCAGCCGTTCAGGAATCCCCATTTTCTATCCGCGTTAGAAAGCGGGTAGTAGTTCTTGCCGACCCCCGTCCCTACAGATAACAACCGAATCGCGGAACGCTCCGCCCCGAGGCGGGTAAGAGCTTCGGTAACCGCAACTAACGAAGGATTGTTCGCCCATAGCCCGCCGTCGCTCAACTGATATGGGCCTACCCTTGATGGAGCGAAGTACGACGGCGCACTGCAAGAAGCTAATACAGCATCAACGACCTTAACGTTGCGGTCGCGAACAAACTTCTCGTCGTATGCAGACTTGAAAACATGCACGCCACCATTGCCGATGTCTGTCGCCGGAATAACAAGTCTTGTCCGTGCATCAGAGAGCGTTGCATCTTCAAAAACAGAAACCAAAGCCGCACGCAGCGGCTCGCTCGAATAGCGAGGGGCAATGGTGCCGCCGAATGTCCACCTCTTCGGTCTGAAGATATTCGGCCCCTTTTCTCGATAAAGCTCTGTAACCTTTGAAATCGGAATGCCAAATGCAATCGCGGCGGCGATGATGGAGCCAGTGCTCGTGCCAGCAATCAGATCGAATTCGCTGTGAAATTCAGTTTTGAATTCCTTCTGAATGCGCTCCAGGACATGGCTAGCATAGATTCCGCGAATTCCACCGCCATCAATTGCGAGCAATTTCATAGTAACCAATCTCGTCACCCGCCGTTCTTGTCGGATGTTCGGATTTGTTGGTACACAGCCCGCATCAGATGGCTCGCTGCAACATTCCTAAACGCCTCATCGTTCATCAGGCGTACAAAGATTTCTTCGTTGCCGTCCATGCGTTCGATGAACAGGTTCTCAAGTTGCTTGTTGAATACCGGTTCGAAGTTTTCGATGCTGTTGGCCATGACGGCCTGTCGCAACTGTTCGTTGGCTACGGCTGTTTCACGGACTTGATCGAAGAAGAGCTGGTCGGCCGGGGTGAACTCTGTGCCGAAGCGCTCATTGAGCTTGCCAACTAAGGTCGAAAGCTGCACATCTTCGTCGGCTTGGCCCGTACCCACATCCGTCGGTCCCTCAAGTGCATCGGCTTCGCCCGTCTTCAGATCAATTGCTCCCTCGCTGATTTTTTGCAGTCGGTAGTACTTGAGCTCGACCTCATCGTCGACTTGCACCGTCCGGTTGTCTGTGGTGCGCGGCAGCTTCGTCAGCAGGAAACGGGCGTAGGTGTACAGCTTCTCGTGATCGGAGTCCTGGTAAGGGACGATCTGGGAAACAAAGCCGTACAGGTTGCGGAAGCTAACCAGCTGCCCCTTGAACAGGTTCTGGTCTTCTTCCCCGAACTGCTTGAACCGCTCAATCGCCAGATCAAGTAGGCCATTCAATTTCTTATGTTCGCCGCCCGTGGGGTTCAGCCGGTTGCGGAACCAGATTTCGCACCAAGCACTGACCTCGGCTTCGGTATAGATTTTCCAGTTGGCTAGTGTGTGCGCCAGCGTGTTGAGCTGTTGTGGGTCGGTATCGTCGCCCTTGTCTGTCGCTTCGTAATACGGCTTGAAGGCGGTGTAGATTTCCGCAGGCTCGTTGACAAAATCGAGTACGAACGTGTCGGTCTTGCCTCGTGTCGTTCGATTCAGGCGCGAGAGTGTCT